GCAGCTTGGCGGCGCGGGCACGCTTTACGACGCCATCGAGCAGATGTTCGAGATCACCAACCCGACGGTCGTCGTGGTCCGGGTTACCGAGGGCCAGACGCTCGCCCAAACCTGGTCCAACATCATCGGCGATCCCATCACCCAGACGGGCATCTATGCCTTCCTGAACGCGCAGCAGCTGCTTGGCGTGAAACCCCGCCTGATCTGCGCCCCTGGCTTTACCGGCGTGCGGCCCTCGTCGGGACTCGTGGGTGGCTCGGTCACCAATGGGGGCGCGGGTTACACTCAGGCAAGCTATCCCGTCGCGATCGGCGGCGATGGCGGCGCATCCGGCGCGGTTGTGAATGCCGTTGTGGTGGGCGGTTCCGTCAGCGCGATCGAGATCGTGGACGCGGGCTTTGGCTGCGACAGCGGCACCACCTTCACGATTCCGGCTCCCGATGCTCCACTTATCACGAAAGTGAACGCCACGGCAACGCCGGTTACGGGCGTCGTCTCGGGCACGGTGGGCAACATCGGCGCGGGCTATGTCGAAGAATACTATCCCGTCACGATCACCGGAACCGGCCAGGGCGCAACCGCGCACGCAACCTTCTCCAACGGTTCGCTCACGGCAATCGTGATCGACACGGCGGGTACCGGCTACGACAGCACGACCACCTTTACGCTGCCTGCTCCCGACGCGACTTCCGGCACAAAGACGCAAGCCACCGCAACCCCTGTCATCGGCATCGTGTCTTGCACCGTGACGAATGCCGGTTCGGGTTATGTGAATCCAAGCTACGCGCTGACCTTCACGGGGGTAACCAGCGCCGTTGCCTATGCAAACGTCGAAAACGGCTCGGTGACCTCGATCTCGGTGACTTCGGCCGGTCATGGCGCGAGCCTTTCGACGACGTGTACCATCCCGAACGCGGATGCCACGCAGCCCACGAAAACGCAGGCGACGGCGGTTCCCGTCATCGGCTATGCCAAAAACCCCGTTGCGGGGGCTATCGAGACCATCCTGCCGAGGCTCAGGGCTTGCGCCATCATCGACGGTCCGAACACGACCGACGAAGACGCGGTGGCGTTCCGCAACGACTTCGACAACGCCCGGATCAAGATCGTCGATCCTTATCCGCTGGTCTGGGATACCGGCACGAGCACCTATGTGTCCTATCCGCCGTCGCCGCTTGCCGTCGCCCAGCAGTCCTACATGGACAACAATTACGGGTGCTGGTGGGAGTTCTCGAACCAGGAGATTCCGACCATCGGCGGCACGTCGCGCGCAATCGGATTCTCGCTCACCGATCCGGACTCCGAGGCCAATTACCTCAACGAAAACGACATCTGCACCATCGTCAAAAATGACGGTTACCGCTTCTGGGGCGACCGGACGACATCCAGCGATCCGCAATGGGTCTTCTGGAGCGTGCGGCGCACGATGGACATCATCGAAGACTCGGTCGCGGCCGGGCTTGCCTGGGCCATGGACCGCCCGTTCTCCCAGCAGCTTCTCGTGGACCTCGTCGAAACCGTCAACTCCTATCTGTCGCTTCTGACGGCTCTGGGTGCAACCCTTGGCGGTGTCGCTTCCATCGATCCCACGGTGAACGCGCCCACGCAGCTTGCCGACGGTATCCTGCGGATCGACTTCGACGCCGAGCCGCCAGCGCCGCTTGAGCAGCTCAAACTGACCGCTCACCGCAACTCTGGATACTACACCATCATGCTCAATGATGTGCTCCAGACGCTTGCGGCGACCGCCAACGCAACCGTGCAAAGCTAAGGAAGGGTATTTGACCTATGGCATTGAATAATATCCTTCGCAACTTCGCCGTCTATGTGGACGGCTTTGGCAAGTTCGGCGACGGCAGCGAATGCAAGCTGCCGCCTCTGAAGTTCAAGACCGAGGAGTATCTTGGCGGCGGCATGTATACCGCGGTCAAGATCGACCAATCGATGGAAGCGCTTGAGGCCGAATTCAAGCTCACCTCCTTCGATCCTCAGGTTATTTCGGTGGTGGGCCTAGCGCCCGGCCTGGAGAAAAACTTCACCTTCCGCGGCGCGCTTATCGGGACGGACGGCACCACAAATGCCGCCATCGCCTACATGCTCGCCCGCATCGTGGAGTGGGACCCCAATATGTGGAAGGTCGGCACCAAGATCGAGACCAACTTCAAGCTCGATGTCTACCGCTACAAGCTGACGGTTGGGGGCCAGAACCTGATCGAGGTCGATCCCTACAACTGCATCTACAAAGTCAACGGCGTGGATCAGCAGGCCTTCGTCCAGCAGGCGCTCGGCTTCTAAAGCTCGCTATCCCGCCAACCGTCTCTCTAATCCGGCGCCAAGGCTTGAGCCTTGAGCGCCTTTTTTGTGTCTGAGGGGGCACAAGCACATGACGAAACCTGTTACAGCGCAAGGCGCCACAAGATCCCGCACCGTTCAGTACCGGCTGGAGTGGCCGGTCGAATTGCGCGGCAAAATCATCGAAGAAGTCACAATCCGCCGTCCGAAGGCAGCCGACAATATGCGGCTACCCAAGAAGCAAGATGCTGGCGTCGCCGAGATGCACGGTTATTTCGCGGCGTTGCTCACCCTGCCCGACGGCAGTGTCGCCGGAATGGAATTCGTTGACGAGCTTGACGTTCTCGACTTCCGGATGATCTCCGAAATTATTAACTCTTTTACGATGCCGGCGGAGACAGCCGGCCAGATCCAACAGCCGAGATAATCGCGGACGTCGCTTTCATCTTCCATTGGTCATACGAAACGCTAATGGAGATGGATTTCGACGAGTTGCTTTCCTGGCACAAGCTCGCCATGAGCCGCTTCAAGGTGCAGGCGGCACTTCATGGCGCGGAGATTAACGATTAAGGCCGCGCAGGCTCCATGGCTGTCTTGTCGATGATCCAATAGCTTTGGGGCTGTCCCTTTGGCCGGACCTGGAGCGCTCCGTAAAATGGCGAGGCGTGCTCGACGTAAATCACGGCACCCTCGTCGAAGTGGTTGCAGTGGAGCATGCCATAAGATGCCGCGGCCTGCAGATCGCCTTCAAAGCTGAGGTCCCGCACCTTATCGAGGTCTTCGTATTTTGCGCACCCGAGCGTAGGAGTCCTCAGCTTTTGCCAGGTGTTGACTGTAAGCTTTAGGGGCTCCGTTTCCGCCGCCCGCATGACCGGAGATGCTGATTCCACGGTCTTGGATGACGGCGGGTAAAGGATGAACAAAGCCGCCATGACCGCGATGGCCGCTCCGGCAGTGATCTTGTTCACAAGCGGCAGTTCGGTCTTGGCAGACATGGGGCGCCCTCTTCTCACCATTACTGCTCGCAGTTAAGCAAAGCCTAGCTCTCGTCAAGGAGAACAAATAGTGCACAACTTCACTGTTCTCGGATTTGTTGCGCATCTGACGCATATGATCGCGGAGATTCCTGAGATGGGGCACCGTCTACTGGAAGAGCTTGCCCATGAAGTTCACAGGGAAGCGATTTCAGGCATGGGGAATTACAAGTTTGGTTTCCCGAGGCTGAGCCCTGCGGCGATTGCGAAGAAGGCCACCGGGGACAGTCCGCTTGTCGAGACCGGCGCGCTCAGATCCAATGTCCGGTACAACGTATCCGCTCCGCTCGCCTGGGTGGGCACGGACGACATGAAGGGGGTTTGGAACTTCTTGGGCACCAGCCGGGGTATTCCGCCGAGAGACCCGATCAAGGGCGCGGTCGAGCAGTCGGGTCCCGCGATCGTGCATCGCGTAGGCGCGAATTTCGCCGCCTGGATTGGCGGCGATGGGCTGCCGAGGCGCCAACTCCGCTAAAAGAAGGATTTCCGCATGTCAGGCTATCGCGTCGGCGTAGAGCTTGCGCTCCATCCCGGCAATGTGCAGGCAGGCCTTGCCGCCATCTCGGCCGCGATGCTTGGCATGCACGGTCAAGTCGGCGCGTTAAACCGCGGCTTCGCCTCCATGAGGGGAAGCTTCGTGTCCATGATCGGTGGCATCGCTTCGGTCATGGCTGGCGGCGCAATCCTCAAAGAGGTTATGCACGTAGAAAGCGCGGCCGAAGCTTTGGTGCATGCGGAAACGACGCTGCGCGCGGCGCTTCCGCCGACCAACCGCGTCATGGATATGCGTATTGCGCAGACGGCGGCTTATGCGGAAGCGGCAAACAACCTCAACACGACACTCTCAGAGAATGTCGAGCACATGCACGACCTCTACAACGTCGTGCAGGACATGAAAGAGGCGGCTCATCTTCTTCCGCTCTTTAACAAGCTCTCGAATGCGTTTGCCTTTGTGACGGACGAGGGTGCCAGGGGACACGGCGCGGATGCAAAGCAAATCGCGCGCGCCGCAAGAGCTTTCGAATTGGCGGGCAGAACAACGCCCGAGACCATGGGGAAGGTTGCCCAGGAGTATGTAAGGGCCGTCATCGGCCTGCGCGGGCGCGTCAACGCCAATATGCTTTTGCAGGCCGTCCAAACGGCCGGCGCCGGCCGGTATGGATGGTCCGACGAGTTTCTTGCCGGCGGCTTGCCAGCGCTTTTGAACGTGATGCCGTCTCGCGCCGGTAACTCTCTCTATCATATGTATAACAACCTTTATGGCGGCGTGGCGTCGAGCTATGCGCAAGCCACCATGCAGGAAAAGTGGGGACTTCACAGCACAGACGATGAGGTCCGCGACCCGGTAACCCACAAGTTCCAAGGCTTCAAGGTGGGCTCGGTTTTTGAAGCTCAGCTTCTTGCGAAAGACCCGCAGAAATGGGCCTTGAAGTACCTGGATTACCTGAAGACGGTCAAAAAAGTCAACATCGATAGCCTTGAGACCATGCGCGATGTTGTCGGCGAGATCGCGCGCGGTAACAAGCTTCTCGGCGCGATCATGGACGAATACCTGCTCCCCAATGCGTCCAGGCAGCTCATGAAAGAACGGGCCAACATCGAGAAGGTGGGCAAGGACGCGCTTGCCATCATGGACAGCGACGACTCCCGTATGGCCCACAAGAAGTTTGCGGCACAATGGGAGAACTTCGAGCAAGCGCTGGGTAAATCGATCGTCCCCACCTATGTTTCCGGAGTGCTTGCGCCGTTGTCGAAGGGCTTAAGTCAGCTCACTCAGGTTCTCCTTCATCATCCGGTCGCGGCCAAAATGGCAATGGAGGCTATAACGGGCCTTGGCATTGCCCTTGTCGGTCTCGGAAGTCTCGCGATCACGGGTGCTTTGGTAAGCCTGATTTCGAACCTCAACCTTCTGGCTCCGGCTTTGAGCTTCATCGCTGGCCCTGCCGCGCGGGCGGCGGGGTCATTGGCATTGCTTGGGCTTATCGCTTACCAGCACCGGGACGACATCACCGCTTGGGCGAATAACTTTTCTTCCAAGTTTGAAGGCCTGTCCGGGTTCACCAAGATTGCCGTTGAGATTGGTGCCGGTCTTGCGATAATCCGCGTCGGTCTTTCAGCCATGCGCTTTGCTTTGACGGGCAGCCCCCTCGGAATCCTGCTCCGGCTCGCCGGCCTTGGTCTCCTCATGTACGACAATTGGAGCAAAGTCGTTGGCGTTTTCGAGCGCCTGAAGGCTCTGATCAACGATTCCGCGCTTATGAAATGGGCGACATCAAACCGGGAGCAGTTAAAGAAAGAGCACCCGGATTACGATACCGGCTGGAAGTGGCCCTGGCGTACCTACGGCGCCCGCGGCGAAGACCTTGCTGGCAATCCCATGCAAGACTTCATGGCCCGCCGCCGGGTAGCCAAAACGATTCCAGAAGCAGCGGGAACGGAGGGTGGCGGCGAAAAGGCCGCAACCTCGATCACCAAGACCGAGACGAAGACCTATACCATCAGCGCGCCCGTGTCGGTTCAAGTCAATGTGGCCGGTGCTACCCAAGCCCCCGCCGCTGTCGGCCAGGCGGTCGGCGGCTCGGTCGCCGCACAGATGCGCGCCGCAATGGGCGATGTGGCGCAGTGATCACCCGGCATACGCAAAGAGCTTTGAGGCTCCGCGCGCTAGAAGGGTATACATGAAGGCCATGCAGACGAGGAACGGGACATTCGTCTCGCCTGTCACGCTCACGAACAGAACGAAAACCCCCGCCAAGACCAGATAAGGCCAAAGCGGGGCTCTTACTGTCCGGGGCGCTTCGCCGGCGGCCGCCGGTCCCTTCATGCGAATCACGGCGTCGATTTGAGACGGATGGATGGAGATCATTTCTTGGTGGAGCGAAGCGGCGGCGCCGTTTACCGCGGCGATCGCCATCTCGGCCTGACAATCAAACCATTCGCCCTGCACCCGGCACCGGCTAAGCAGCTGGTGGGCTTTGGCTTCGATGTCGTAGCCATCTCCGTTTACGGCGCCCACGAAAGCGAACGAGACCGGAAAGGGCGAGCCGGTTTTGATTTGGGCTAGACGAGCCATCGGGTTCGTCGACACGCCGATCTTGCAGACGTTATGCGCTCCCCGGATCACATAGACGAACGATGGCTGGGGCGTGCCCGCCGGCTGTCCCGAGGGCTGTTCAAAGAGCCGCGCGAGATCCCTTAGCGAGAAGACGATCCCCGTTTGCAGCCCGAAGATCCGGAAGCCTGACACAAAGAAACGCATGCGCGACCATTGCATAGGCCGGGACGGCTGGCAATGGCGCGCAGCTTCAAGGATGCGGTTTTATGGCGAGCTATGCTTTGCTGGGGCAGGCCTTCTTCGAAGTGCAAGGCCTCAATTATCAAGAGGTGGAGCGGAAGTTTCATTTCCGCTGGAAAGAGCAGGAACGGATCGGCGATAGGCCAGCCCGTCAGTGGTTAGGCCCCGGCGAGGAGTCCATAAACCTTCATGGCTTCATTTTTCCGAAAGATCCGCGCTTCGCCGGCTCGCTCGACGCCTTGAATTCGCTGCGCGCCTCGGCGGCGAGCGGGCAGTTCTTCAATTTTTCGGTCATGTCCGATCCAGGGACGGCGCGATTTCTCGGCACCTGGTGCGTGCTTGCCGTCTTCGATCAGCAAAAGCTCTTCGCCAATGACGGCACCCCCCGGAAAGTCCACTTCACTATCGAGATCGGCGCTTATGGCGGCGACAATCTTGGGTTCTTCTACTAAGTCTAGGAGCGTGTGATGGCAGCCAGAAGTTACGTGACCAAAGACGGCGACATGATCGACTACATTTGCTGGAAGCAGTACAACGGCCAGATGACCGGGACGGTCGAGGCCGTTTTCAACGCCAATCCCATCCTCGAGGATATGGGGCCGATCCTGCCGGCCGGCATCCTTCTCACGCTTCCTGATGCACCAACGCCTTCGCCGGTGCAGCCGTCGATTTATCTTTGGAGCTGACGATAAAGGCTTTCGACGGAAAGACGTGAAGTCCAGTGGCCGTCCCAACGAAATCCTCGATCTCTTCAAGGGTGCCGCGGATTGGAACCACTTCGCCATCCGTTACCATCAAAACGCAGTCGATTTCCTGACCGGCGTAGGAATAGCGGCCCAGCGCAAAGCGCCGGACGCGGGACGGGTTCACAAGCAGCGTTCTTCCGTCAAGGTGGGTAAGCTTCCACCACTCCGTTATCTGCACTTCGGACACTTCGATTCCCCTCTCTGGAGCAGCTTATGCCATCCGGCTGGACGCCCGCTTATGACGTCACCGTCGGCGGGCTCGACATTTCGAACACCCTCGACCCGATCTTGCTGAGCCTTACCGTCACGCTTCATGAGCAGCACAGTTCGGACACCTGCACGATCGAACTCGACGACCGCAACGGCCAGATTGCCATACCCCCGAAAGGGGCGGTTGTCTCTGTCTCGATGGGCTATCTCGAGACGGGGCTCTCGTTCATGGGAACATTTACCGTCGACGAGGTCAAGTCCGAGGGCTGGCCCTTGAAGCTGCATATCTCGGCCAAGTCCGCGAACATGCGCGACAAGCTGAAATCTCATCGCCACAAGGGCCATGAGAACCAGAGTGTCAGCGACATCGTCGGCGAGATTGCAGGGCGCCACGGGCTTTCTCCGAAGGTTGATGGCGGCATCGGCGCGTTCAAATATTCCTATATTGCCCATCAAGGCGAA